GCAGTCTTATTTGTAATCTGCTGCTCACCTATTAATTCAATCATTCCTGATACAGTTGCCGTGGCATGAATAGCCACTATACGAGTAGTCGTACCATCAGCACCTACTGTAGCTCCTGTATCTACCCTTTTAAGTGGGCCACTTCCAACTGTTGCCATTGCAACTGTAAGATTTGAAGCCATTTTGTTCTCCTTTATTTAAACTTTACCACCGGCTTTATAGCCAATCATTATTTTACCACCACGTTTACGAGAGACAGAACTACCACGTTTACGTTTTACACTTCCACCACGTTTACGTTTTACACTTCCACCCTTTTTTATACTTTGTGCAACTATTTTTAATGCTGAATCTTTTGATCCAGAAGATAGATCCCTTGCTCTATTTTTTCTAAGTATATCTCCCGGTTTTAGTTGTGGAGTTACTCCTAAATATTCTTGGGCAAATTCTCGTTCAAATCTTGGATCTTCTCTTTTTCCTGTTAATAATCCTCTTTTATATAATAACTGATTTATACTTTTAAGTTTACTATGTATATAGTTTTGACGTTCTTTTTTTGTAGGTAATTTTCTAGCTTCTTTTTCAACTTGTTTTACCATTACTTGATGCTCAACATCTCCTAAATCTTCAGCAGCTATTCGACCCCAAGATTTATCATAATCAGACTTTCTACCAAGAATTTGATCAGGATGAATTTTTTTTGAACCACCAGCCATATCTAATCTCCTTAAACTTTACCACCGGCCTTGTAACCAACCATGATCTTTTTACCACCTCTACGAGAAACAGTGCTACCTTTCTTACGTCGTACAGTACCACCCTTCTTTGCCATAGTACCTACGGCAGCATATGGCCTACGACCAAGAGCACGTTCCATGCCTTCACTCTCAGCAGCACGAGCTGCAAGATTTCCTCTAACAGCAGGATGACGAGCAGCTAAAGATTCACGAAGTCGTGCATCATAACCAACTGGAAGACCACCAGCTTGTTTCTTTACAGTGCCTCCACCCTTTTTAGTAGTTTTTCTAGACATATCTAATCTCCTTTATTATAATATAAGGGGAGCAGCTAACGCATTACTCCCCCTACATCATTTGCTTTTAGCTTCCAGCATTCCCATACCAGCCTCTCCAATCGGAGACACCAAAGCTGTAACGCTCTCGTGCCTTAAATCGGAGGTTGCCGGTATCGAAATCTGGCTCCATCTTCGTCTGAAGAGGTGTACGTGCAAACATCTTCGTACCATTAGGAACATCGGTCCTTACGAACCAATCATCCGTTCCAGTGAAACGCCTATTGACATAGAACCCATCGGGAACCATACCCATATGACGAGTGGCATTGATATCATTATTGGAACCACCGGGTTTGCCGGGAGTATTCAAAATGGTATCAGCAATGTTCCATGAATCAACAGGAACGTGCAAAGATGTGGCACTTGCCCCTACGAGGATACCACGATCATCCTTAATCTTTTGGACTTGCGTGATTGCACTCTCAAGAGTTCCGATAGCTAATGTACCGGCAGTTGCTGTGTTAGTCTGGTTACCATCCGAAATGGTTGGATGAGTAGAAGCAAAAAATGCAACACCATCACCAATTGTATCAACAAAGCCATTGGTAAACAGATTAGCAGCTTTGACTTCCTTGGTATTTGCCATTGCACGGGCCAAACCTCTGGCACGTAGTTTTGCAAAGGTATCATACAAGTTATCTTCCATCGCTTCTTCTGTAATAGCAAAAGCTAGAGCAACAGTCTCTGCCGTGTAACGGGCAGTGTAACTCTCTTGTGCATCGTCGTAGGAAACAGCAGCACCTTCAGATTTAACAGGAGCCGAACCGAAACCTGTAAACAGAACTTCTTCTTCAAAGGCTCGATCAGAGTTTTCGACTTCATAAAGATTTTTATGTTCGTCATTAACCTGACCATATTCCGTCCCGAAGACGGCATTCAAACCGGGAAGAAGTTCTTTGGCAATACTCGCTCGATTAATAGCCATAGTTCATTTCCTTCCTAGTTATGCCGTTGATACTGTAGTAGTCGCAAACCGATCCCTGTGCGTGGGCAACCAGACCTCAAGCATTGGATATTGGTCAAGTCCGTCTGTACCTTCATTCGGATCTTGCGCTCGTCCAATAACTCGCACATTACCTACAATAGTTTCTACACCAGCAGCACTGGTTTCTACAAAAAATGCAGATTGTCCAGTTTTGGTACTACCGGCAGAGGCCGTCGAAACGGTTGCCGTGTAGTTGAGAACTTTACAGATCTCACCATTACTACAGGTTGCATTACCTTGAATGTAATACGTCTGATCAGGATCAGTTATGACATGGAACTGAATACATGTTGCGGCAGTAATAGCCTCTCCCGGCCAATACCGTGAGAACTTTTGACTACCATCAGTGTCAACATAATTACATCCCATGAATACGCCCGAAGGCTTCAGGGTTGCAGTTATACTTTCAGCAATGGTGCCACCTGCATCAATAAGTATCAAGTCACCAGTATACAGTTTCTTGGGAGCACGAGTTATAGTCGTGGGGGAAATCAAAGTAGTTGATCCACCAGTATTATAATTCATACCCTTTTTTCGAGCCGGGAGGAAGCCACGTAACGCTCGTGTACTAGACATAATGTTTCTCCTTCCAGTTTAAAGACTAGTCCTGAAACGTAGGAGTTCGTCCTTTAAATGTTCTCGATTTGCTATTATTGGAAATTGGCATTTTAGAATTAGAAGAGTTCATTAATTGAGAATTAACGGCCTCCAACATCTCATTTGCCTTATTCCTATAATGGCGACGTTTGGCCTCTAGCTTAACCGTGGGTATTTTACCCAAAGCAATGTCTCCACGAGTGACAACTCCAGCATAGCGACCTTCTTCCCTCACGACAGAAGTGGCTCCCATCTCAGGAACTTCTTCAGGAGTAACAAATTCCCATCCTTGCGATTGCTTTTTACCAATTTCTCGATAATCATCCTGACCATTAAGAAGGATTCTTAACCAACCAAGAGATATATCTTGCTGATTAAATCTTTCTTCAACTCTACGAGGTATATGAGTTGCGTCTGGCTCTTCAAAGACGTATTCTGTTTCTTCTCTGGTTTCATTTTCCCTTAACTGAGAATTACGTGATTCTTCAATACGTGTCATAATCTCTCCTCCACGTTACGTTTTAATTGCTGTGTATTCACCATCGGCATTTTCTACCTTTAGCTTTTCAGCAGCATATTGTTCAAGTGGTATACCCCAATTCTGAGCAAGCCGTACATCTTCTCTCGTTAGCTTTACCTTTTTATTAGAGCTAGGGGTTGAACGTGAAGCCCCAGCTACCACTTGAGCAGGTTGTGACGGTTGCTCCTGCACCGATTCTTTTACAGTAAATTTATGAGGAAAATTCTCTTTTAATTTACTATCAATTTCATTATAGAACTCAGGATCATTTGGATCAAAACCCTGTTCTTTTAAATCTGCATCCAGAGCAAGAGCTGCTGCTGTCATTACTCTGTCTTTTCCAAACCACTTATTTTCTGGTTTCTCTGCCCATTCAACAGCCAAAGGATCTACTTGAGGTTGTGGCTTCTGCTGCTGTTGCTGTGGTTGTGGTTCTGTTGGTTCATCTTTAAATTTAGCTTTGGTGACATTTACAGTTTTTAAATCATTCTGTGCTTCATTTAAAAACTCTTGTGCCTTTAATATCTTTTCTGAATTTCCTTCTTCATGGGCTGAAGCATAGGCTGCTCTGGCAAGTTCAAGTTTATCTGTAATCTGTTTCTCATTTGCATCCAGATTTAACTTACTAATATTATGAAACTCTTTTTCTCTGGAATTTAAACGAGTAGATAGAGTTTCATTCTGTTGAACTAATTGAACAATATGATCATCACGATCTTTTCTCTGTTTAATTAGCTGCCTTATTCTTTTTTGAGCACCCTTTGTTTCAATACCATCTAATTCCTGTGGTTCTTCTTTTGGCTTTTCTTGTACTTGTGCTTCTTCTTTTGGCTCTGATTTTGTCTCTAATTCTGGCTGTGCCTGTACCTTTACTTCCTCTTCTTCTACTTCAAATTCGACTTTATCTTCTTTATTGTCTGGACTAGCTGTATCTACCTCAGTCCATTCTTCTTTATCAATCATTTTAATTCCTTTCGTTGCTTACGAAGCATACGGTTTTACGGTATTACTCTATTATACTACAAAATCAAACATAATGCAAGTCTTTATGACCCACTCATTAAATTAAATGTAGGATCAAGATCTCTTGGATGTTCAACTCTACAGATAACCTGATCATCAAATAACAAGATCAGTCTAACAGATTTATAAAATAACTTCTGACCAGCATGTTTGGCATAACAAACAAAGTCTCCTTCTTTACACCACTCTCCATTGGGAAACTTTACCTCATCTTGATAGGCTAATTCTCCTATGGACAGAACCTTACCTACTGTGGTAAGATATGCCATGTCATCTCTGGTTGAGTCAGGAAGTACAATACCTCCCTTTGTTACTCCTTTTATACTTACAGGTCTTATCAGAATATGATAACCCGGTAACTCTGGCAAAGGGCTTGGATCTTTCACCTCATCCTCTGTTATCCACATATCATTCTTAATCGCATTTCCTAAATGTACTTGTTGCATTTACTCCTCATCCTCATATATACGGCTTTTAACAATAGATGTGAAAGTTTGTCTGGACCATTCAATTCCTTGAATATGCCCGACTAACTGTTTATAATGAGCATAAGTTTCTGCATTTCCATCACTCAATATATTTCGTAATCTATTTAGCTCGTCATTATAATGTTTTATTGCTTCATCCCATATTTCCATTAAGCTATTACCAATACTAATATAGCAAGGCCAATAACACTAAAGAAAATCCATGATGCAGCATCTATCTTATTATAAATCTTATTTAGAAATTTCATAGTTCTCCACATGCATAGCAATTAATTTCAAGTCCTACTGCAACTTCATGTACAATTGGGGTTGTCCACATAATAGTATTCTCCTTATTTGATTGATTTGGGGTATTTCCATGAAAAATCTGAACGTTCATTCAGAACACCTTTACGTGCTCTTAAACCAGTTCCACCATCGTCAATGGAACGATTGGTGAAATTACCATACAGATCTTTAACTTTACCAGAAACATGTTCTGGATAACCGTTGGTGATGCCACGAGCATCTGGTTTTACATGAGTGGGATATCCATCGGTTGTTCCTTTTTCATTATTGGGATAGTGAGTCCCTCCATACTTAGGCATCATCTTTCTCCTTCTCTTTCTTGGTAATAACTTCTTTTATAATATCTATCATTTTGAAATCTCTTTCTCTGGAATCTTTATCTTGCATGGATGCAATTCTTTCCAGAGCTTTTGTTCTAACTTCGTCTACATCCATATCAAGTTTTTGCTGTTCCAAAGTTGTCTTAATCATAAGATCAAGAGTTTTCAATGTTTTATTATTTTCCATTTTATCTTGTTCTATGGTAATCTTGGAAAGAATATCAATAGCTTTCATGGTTTCTTTACTGGCTCTATCCATGTCAGCTTTTTCTTTCTTGAGTTCAGTACTTTGGCCTTGAACAAAGGAATCTATCGTAAGTTGTGCCTGTTCCAGTTCAAGTTTCTGAGCATCCAAGGCAGCATCGGCAGCATTCTTGGCAGCAGTAATTTGTAATTTTTCCTGCTCCAGTTGTAATTTCTGAGCTTCAATGGCAACCAACTGTTGTTCAGGGGATTGCATTTGACCCATTGCCTGATTTGCATTGAGAACCTGTTGAGCAGCTTGAGCCATGATAGCTTCTGTAACATTAGCTCCTTGTGGTCCTACTTCCTGCATTCCCATTTGTGTAATGCCTGTCATCTGTTCCTGATATTTCAGAATCATATGTTCCTGTATATTGGATTCCAGAACAGGCTTTATCCTTTGCATGATAGGACTTGCTCCATTCATGGGATCTTGCAGGTAGGCTGTCTTGACCTGAACATGAGCATCATGATTCTGACCGGGAAAGGCTGCAATGGCTACTCCCTTTACAGCAGCCATGATATCGGAAACAGGATCAAGCGGCTTGGGTTTTTGCTTGGGAGGAAGTATTTCCTCCATATTGGGCATATTGGCGGCATTCAAAATTGTTCTATTCAGGGCTTCCAGATTGAACATGCCGGGAGGTGATTGCTGTGCCATTTGCAAGGCAAGCTGTGCAATCATAAGGCGGTGAGCATTGGATGGAATATTAGGATCGCTAACGGGGATAACGTCCACTCTTCCATCGAAATCGGATTTAAAGATATTCCGATTTTCAAATGGCACATCATAGGGATACTCACTTGGTAGATAATCATAATCTATGTGAGCTAAAATCCTGAATTCATCTCTTTGAGCTTTGTGTAATCGTTTATGGATTGCCGAAAAGAATTTACTGGAGGCTTCCAGTAGTGCCATTGTTGTTCCTACAGGACCATAGGAAGATGCCTCCGATACAACTTGTTCTGTACTATCGGCAAACTTCTGACCGGCTGCTGTTACAAAACCCAACATCTGGAACAAGGTCTGGGAAGGCTCTTTGTAGGGGAGAGGAACGATAGCCTTTGCCAAGTCCATTCCTGTAGATTCAACTTCTTTAAACTCACCGGGACTGATTGGATCGTTATCACCAACCATTCTAACACCCTTGGCCTTAAATCCACCCGGCAGGTTCGCAAATTGACCTGCATCAATGAGGCTTCTCATTGCTGCTGTTGCACTCATGGTCAGATTACCAAGGAAGTGCATCAGGCCAAAACCATAGAAACTAAAACCGGGAACAAATCTATAATGAACAAAGTGTGATACTCGTTCTTTATTTTTGTCTTCCGGTTTATAATTTCTACGTATACAAAGAACCTTTCGAGATTGCTGTTCTACTGTTACAATGTAGGGTAAAGCAATTCCTTCTTCTGAATTAGATTCTTTGATTTCTAGAAAACAATGTTGTTCCAGTAAAACATATTGAGGATCTGTATCCATTGTGGGAGACAATCCCAGTATTGTATCCATCTTGGATGCAAAGGCTGTTGGTTCTGGATTGGTAGCATCTGGTAATTCTATATCTGAATAAATACCAGCACGAACATCCTTTGCCAGATCTACCGGACTACGATAAATTACATGTGTGTATCTGTCTGCCTTTCTGAGATTACTGGCATAGTAAGATACATAGAACTGATCAATGGGAACAAACTCAGAAACAGGACGTTTCAGGTTTGCATCATAATAAACTTTTTTAAAGGCTGAGCCAATCAGGGGAAGATGAAAAAGCATTCTTTCAAATTCATCAAAGTATTCTGGCATCTGCTCTGTGAGCTGATAGTTCATAAAGTTCTTGACACGATTGGATTGCAGTTCCCTTTCAGGAGTTGACTTACCAAGTATCTGTGTCTTTACCGGACCTCCAGAGGGAAACAACTCTTG